CAGGACATAATTTAACTGCAAAACTTTCTCTATTATTAATTCTTTTATTATTGTTTTTACCTGCCCAGTCAGAATTGTATGTTAAACCCCAACTATTGGTTGATTTTTTCATTCTTTTTCCTTATTTTACGGTGAGCTTTACCTAACATATTAATCTTTTCTGTAAAAGTCATATGTGTGTATTCAGTCATCTTTTGTGTAGATGTAGGTTCTGATTTTGTATTTAAATAATGGATTAATTCTGTTACTCTACCCACCTATTGGTTTCCTTATAGTATCCATATCAGTATAGCCATAATTATTTTATCTAATAGCCACAAGACTAACAAAAGTGTTAACTTGATGTCATTAGTAAATAATCGTTGTTGAGGATATGGTGTTTCTACTTTCATTAAATTATAGGAGGGAAGGACACTATAAGTGCTCCAACCCTTCCCCCCTTACTTTTCTGCCTCTAGACAGATTACCCAAATAAATGGAATCGTTAAGCAGCTTGTCGTCACAAGGTTTCGTAGGGTATCTTTCCAACCCAGAGATCTAACCCGATTCCATATTTTTTAACTTTTTTTTATCTGGTATTCCATAGCCAAATTGATCTTGCAAGCGTTTTAAAGCCTCTTGTATCTTATGTAAGGGTGCATATCCAACTTTACGAGAAACAGCCTTTAAGGGGTCATTATGGTCCAAATAGACCCCTGTATTGAACTGATCAGCAGTAGTAGGCTCATTATCACCCATAACTAAGCGTAATTTCTGGTCTACTACTACTTTTTCATCTTCTGGTATACAATCCCAATAATCCATCAATATATTAAAGGCAGCTTTGTAATCTGGTTTCACTATGCAATGCCAAAATCAGTCTTAAATGCTTCATGCAATTTAATCTGTTTACTCATTCTAAACATTGGTGCTGTAGTCTTTAATGCTTCAGTACCTGCATTATACAAACGCCATAATGTTTTTTCAGTAAATGCATCATGTGTAGGTTTATTCCATTCCTTCTTAATAACTGGTAGCTGTCTTTCTTTAAGGATACCATTACCATAAAGTCTACCTATTGCACTATAAGCCATATGATCATCACACTCTCTTGCTTTAAATATATGTGCATCTGCATTAAGTGTCTCAAATTTAGATTCAGCATTAACTATTGCATTAAATATGATGCCTTTTAACTCATCTAATATACGACCTCTATGAGTACGCATTACAACTATTTCTCCACTCATCATAAGGTTTTCACATACAAATACAGTACTACCTGAACAGATACCAAGAGACATGGATTTATCATAAGAATTACGCATTCCTATACTAAGACCCATATCTGTAGTAGGTTCTAGTGAATTAATTAGTAGTTTTTTATAAGTTAAAGTACCAAACATTTGCTTACCTTCTCTAGCTAAGCCAAATTTCTGATCATGTAAATCATATAAGGGTAGCAATTTACTTGCCATATCTTTGATATTATCTACAAAATCTTTATGTGACACAGGTACATATGATTTAGTTTTTTCAGGTAGATCAATTAATGCTAATTGTTGTTCATCTACTGATTGACTGGTTATTAGTGTTGCTGTTTCCATCTGTTCTCCTTTATTTAGGTTTTGTTATAATTCTGATTTTTCATATGTTACACGCTTACCAGTTGGATGATTTTCTATAATAGTTGAACCAACAGGATCAGGTCTAATATATCCTAATTCAGACTTAGTAAGAGTTACATTATTTACATCTAAAACTACATCCAAAGATTCTCGTTCTCTATTTGCAATGGTAGTTACTATTACATGACTTAATAATCCTTCTGCATTCTTTTTGCCAGTTACACCAATTATCTTATTAGCATTGTATGCAACTCTGAATGATCCTCTGGTAGAAGCTATATTTTGACCTTCTCTGAATGATTCTTTACCTATTTCAGATATAGCAAATACAACGACATTATTCTGGATAGCCAGTTCCATGAGTGCTTGTGAAGCTTCCTCAACTTTCATATTATTGTCTTTGTGTGCTGAATGAAATAAGCCTATATGATCCACTACAATGATTTCAGGTTTAATAGCTTGCATCTGTATACGCTTTTGTAATTCAAATGACCTACAAGGATTATAATCTATAGTAAGCCACTTAAATTTATCTGATACACTTACACCTTGACGATATGATTCTACAATTTCCTCTTCATTCATACCAGTTTCCATCATAGCAAATCTCATCATCATTTGTCTTGGTGACATTTCCATCTCTAAGAAATAAGTAGGTTTCTTTAATGCATTAAGCCAATTCTGTAACAACATTGTTTTCATGCATTTAGGTGGTCCTTGGACTATTACTACTTCTCCTGGATAGATAGGAAATTTCTTACCATACAAGGCTCCAATATCAATAGGTTGTACATTTGATTGAATAAAATCCATCAATAGTTTCTCCATTGCATTAGAATCTAGTGCATTTTGATTCTTTTTAGCTTTGTATAACTTGCATGTAGCTTCACAATGTCTATCCATTTCAACATCATTACAACCATATCTATAACCAGCACCATTATGTCCATCATATACATCATTAATCATCCGATCTATTTCAGACTTCTTAAATGGATTCTCTTTGGTGGATACTTTTTCACGCCAATGATGCATTATGACTGATACAATATCTTCTGGATATCGCCATCTTAAGTGTGCTGCAATTCTTAGTGCAGATGCATGTCTTCTACCTGGATCAGTTCCATTAAGCATAGTTTGAATACAGGGATAATTCACTACATCAGCCTGTCTTCCTACAATCTTTTTCTTTAAGACAAGCTTCATAGCTTCCTTCTCACGTACCATCACATCAAAGACAGGATTACACTCGTGTCTGGGTATAGTTATCTCTCTCGGTTTCCGTGCCAGCTTAATTATATCTTCAGGGTGACTATGTAATTCTGTTTGAGTTAAGTATACTTTATACAGATTAGACTTTCTGTTTCTTGTGTTTAAGAGTCTGATAATACGAGACTTATCAGTAACTGATATATCAGCATATTCAAATATACCTTTAGCAGTTAATGCATCCTTTACCTTTAAATGCAAGTCTCTTGCACCCTGCCATGTAAACGCTTGTTCTGGTATACCAATATGAAAACCTGTTCCAGAAAAGTATATATTATAAGGTATGTCAAGATCATTAAGTACAATAGTTAAACCGATAGTTTTTTGACGTGCTTCATCTACATTATCTCCATCTACATCTAGTAGAAATTCAGAGGGCATATAGATTTTACCATCAAAACCAGCTAGTTTATTATTAATTTTTACATAACTTTTTACATAATCATCATAATCATACAAGCTCATAAATGTATCATTATCAGTACCATACCAATCAGATACTTGTGAACTATCTACAAAATGATGCCTATTAGCAAGGCCAAATGCCATTTCTTTTATCATGTTAGGCCTCCACTACTTCAGATTTAATCTCCCTTATTTCCTTCTTAACTTTCTTAGTATGTGCTTGACGTTTCTTCCAATCTCTACCTTGAAGTTCTGGTATAGTTTCCTGTAATAATCTAGAGGTTCTTGTTATGGTTTCACTTGAAGTTAAATTTCTAGTAATTAAGTTTAATACTTCCTTAACTTCAGAAGTAATTTCAACTCCAAAAGTTTTCAGTTCCTTATACCAGATATTTACTACTAATCTTGAGTGATCATCTCTTAAAGATGGATATTTTTCTAATAATTCCTGTACTTGATCACGTGCTTGTTTTAATTTTTGTGACATTATGTCTCCTTATGGTTGAAATGAAAAGGGGAATGAACACAACGTACTCATCCCCCTCTCATCATTTATTGATCGGCTAATTAGAAGGGTACTGCTTCTCCTGTTGTGGCAGTAACAGTTCCATTTGATTTAGTTTTACGTCCAGCATGGAAACGTTCTACTCCACTTTTAGCATCTGCAACTTGCTTTTCAGTAAAATGTTCGCTTACTATTGGTGCAATACGTCCTACTCCGTCTGTATAACCATTTTCATTTTTAT